AGGAAAAACGGCCTTGAGATTAAAGTAACGCCTATCTCACCACTAGCCATGTCACAGAATATGGATGATGTGCAAAACATTATGCAATACTTGCAAATTACACAGCAAGCTGGGCCAGAAGGTCAGTTCGCACTTAAGACTGATATGTTGCTAGACTTGATTGCAGATAAGATGGCTATACCTCAGTCAGTACGTAACTCACCAGCAGAGCGTGATATGATGAAGCAAGAGGCTATGCAAATGGCACAACAAGCTGCACAGCAAAACCCAGAGATGGCGGCGCAAGTTGCAGGTGAAGCGATGAAAGGTGCAATGTAATGGCAACACTTGATGGATGGGAAGGGCTTGAGTTTCAAGCTACAGACATACGCAAGGTAGAGCAGGCTCGTGAAGACTTAGCTAAACTATGTCATCGTGTGCTTGCATCTAACGAAGATGGTAAGAAGTTAATGGATTGGTTACGCAATACAATATTAGAGCATCCTGTCGCCGTGCCGGGAGCTGACCCTAGCTTTGCATTTTATCGTGAAGGACAATGTAGCGTCATTAGGGATTTAGAAGCACGGATTAAACAAGCAAAGGAACTTAAATGACCGAAGAAAATACCCAACCCCAAGGCGGAGAACAGCCCGCTGAAGGCTTATTGGATAATATTTCATTAGAAAGTAACGAGCCAGTAGACACAAGCAAGTCAGAAATAAGCCATCTACAAGCACCAGAAGATGACTCACCGTTAGAACGCCCAGATTGGTGGCCTGAGAACTTTTGGAAGAAAGACGATGCGGAGCCTGACCTTGAGGCCATAGCAAAATCTTGGACAGATTTACGGAAACAAATTAGCCAAGGTAAACATAAAGCACCAGAAGATGGTAACTATGATTACTCAGCATTTGGCGAAACCCCAGAAGACGACCCAGTTCGTCAACACGTGTCAGGTTGGGCTAAAGAGTATGGCGTAAGCCAAGTTGCTCTTGATGCTCTAGTTGGTGGCGTGATAGAGAAAGCTGGCTCTGTGCAACAACAAGCTAAGTTTGATGCTGCTGCAGAGAAGAAAGCGTTAGGCCCTAATGCTGACGTTATTATTAAAGGCATGACTGAGTGGGCTGGTGGCCTAGTTCAGAAAGGCATTTGGGGCAAAGATGACTTTGAAGAATTTAAGTTTATGGGCGGTACTGCAAAAGGTATTCAAGCATTAACTAAACTACGCGAAGCCTATGAAGGTCGTATTCCTACACAATCAATGCCTATCGATGGTGCGCCATCTAAAGACGAGTTGATGGGAATGGTAGCTGACCCACGTTATAAAACAGATGCCGCTTACCGCACTAAAGTTGAAAGAATGTTTAACCAAGCGTTCAATTAACTACAAATGTAGCAACGATACCCAGCTTCGGTTGGGTATTTTTTTGTCCTAATCATAAATATTTCTTATCAATCTGTAAAAAACAATTGTATTTATTTATTGACTGTGATATAAAGAGCGTGGGCATATCATTAAATTGACCCCGAACTCAAGTAACCTTGACGATTGGCTTCCGTAAGTAGCAAGCAACGGCCCGCTTCGCGGCACACCACAGCACAAAACTTTATTTATAATTCGTTATTAGGAGATACAAAATGAGTATTGGTCTATCAAATGCTTTTGTAACCCTCTTTGACGCAGAAGTTAAACAAGCATACCAAGGTAAAGCAATGTTGGTAGGTGCTGTACGTCAGCGTCGTGGAGTAGAAGGTTCTACAGTTAAATTCCCAAAAGTAGGTCGTGGCGTTGCTACACCTCGTGTTGGTCAAACAGATGTAACACCATTAAACGTTGGTTTTTCTAACGTTACATTAACACTAGCTGACTGGATTGCTGCTGAATACAGCGACATATTCTCTCAAGCTAAAGTAAACTTTGATGAGCGTTCAGAGCTTGTTCAAGTATTAGGTAATGCTATTGGCCGTCGTCAAGACCAATTGATTCTTGATGCTTTGGCTGCTTCTGGCACATCATTAGCAGTTGGCAACGACGTTGGTGGTACAGATACAAACATGAACGTAGCTAAACTTCGTCAAGCTAAAGGCTTGATGGACAAAAACAACGTTCCACCTACAGACCGTGGCATTATCATTCACTCTAATGGTTTACAATCATTATTGGCAGAGACAGCAGTAACTAGCTCTGACTTCAATACTGTTAAAGCATTAGTAAACGGTGAACTAGATACATTCTTAGGTTTTAAATTCCATGTTATTGGCGACCGCACAGAAGGTGGTTTGGCAATTGATGGTTCATTAGACCGCACATGTTTTGCGTTCCACAAAGATGCTATCGGCTACGGCGAAGGTATTGCTCCAAAAACAGAAATCAATTACATCCCAGAAAAAACATCTTTCTTGGTTGCATCTATGTTCTCTGCTGGCGCAACTACTATCGACGCAGAAGGTATTGTGTCTATTGTTGCTCGTGAATCTTAAGGAGATAAACAATGGCATATTCATCAACTGGTTTTTCAACCATCGCAGCTTCTAAAGCTGGTAATTCACCTGCAATTTACGCTTACAAGACTACTGATGCGTTAGCTGATGTTAATACATCTGGCTATTTCAACAGCTTGTCTACAGTATTAAGCGTAGGTGATTTAATCTACGGAGTAACATCAACAGGCACTACTGCTGTTGCTGCTTTATATTACGTCGTTTCTAACGCTTCTGGCGTTGTGGATGTAAATGATGGCACAGTATTGGCTAACACCGATTCTGACTAAGAAGTAACAAACTAGCTGCCCTGCCCAAAAGGTAGGGTGGCTTTTATTTATGTAGAGGTATATATGGCTGCAGGTGATTCAGGCGTTTCAATTTGTTCTGACGCATTGTTAATGCTAGGTGCAAAACCTATCACATCATTTACTGAAGGCACAGATGAAGCCTCTGTATGTGACCGCCTATACCCAGATATTCGTGACCAAGCTCTAATGATTTATCCGTGGAGCTTCTCATTCAAGAAGACGCAACTTGCTCGTCTAGTAACAACCCCAACCAATGAGTTTAAGTATGAATACCAAATGCCTGCTGATAGGCTTGGTGCGCCTCGTGCTGTGTATAACTCTAGTGGTTTAAACGAAGTGCCAATTGTGGCTTACCGTATTATGGGTTCCAAGTTACTGACTAACGAAGAAGTTATTTACGTCGATTACCAGTATTACACTCCTGAGACTGAAATGCCTGTGTGGTTCATTCAGTTGCTCAAGTATCTAACAGCATGGCACATATCAATCCCAATCACTGACCAAACAGAGAAGGCTGCCTATTGGCAATCTGTTGCAGTAGGCTCTCCTGGTGAGAATGGTCGTGGTGGTTATATGCGTACTGCCATGAATATTGATGGCCAAAACCAACCAGCAAATAGCATTAAAGACTTCTCTCTAATTTCTGTACGAGGATAGTAGATGGCTCGTTTTGTCACAATGCAGACAAACTTTACGGCTGGTGAGCTTGACCCATTAATCCGTGCGCGTAATGACTTGAAGTCTTACGGTAATGCGTTAGAGAAAGCAACCAATGTAGTCTGTCAGCCACAAGGCGGCATCACTCGTAGACCGGGTACACGTTACATTACTGCATTGCCTAACTCTGGCACTGAGTCTGCTGGCAACGGTTCGCGCTTAGTTGCCTTTGAGTTCTCAACATCTGATAGCTACATGCTTTGCTTTACGCATAATCGCATGTATGTATTCAAGAATGGCGCATTGATTAGTAACATAAATGGTACTGGCAATCCTTACCTAGTTACTACTGTTGGCTCATCTGTATTAAACGACATGTGCTGGACACAGTCTGCTGATACATTGATTGTTACGCAAGAGACTATGGCGCCAGTTAAGATTGTGCGTGGTGGCTCTGACTCATCTTGGACAGCATCTAACTTAACACTTGATAGCATCCCTAAGTATGCTTACACAATAGCGTATAGCAATCCATCTGCGACGCTAACCCCATCTGCTGTATCAGGCAAAATAACATTAACTGCGTCATCTAGCGTGTTTAACTCAGGCCATGTTGGTCAATACATCAATGCAACGCCACAAGGTCGTGCAAAGATTGTTGCTTACGTTAGTGGCACTGTAGTCAATGCTGTGACAGAGTTCCCATTCTTTAACTCATCTGCCATTGCATCAGGTAGCTGGGAATTAGAAACTGGCTATGAAAACGTATGGTCATCAACTAAAGGTTGGCCACGTTCCGTTACATTCCATCAAGGTCGGCTATTCTTCGGTGGTAGCAAGTCAAGGCCATCAACTATATGGGGTAGTCGTGTAGGGCAGTTCTTTGACTTTGAGCCTACAGAAGGCTTTGATGATGATGCTGTAGAAGCAACGCTAGATACCAATACATTTAACGCCATTGTCGACATGATTAGTGGTCGTGACTTACAAGTGTTTACCACTGGCGGTGAGTTCTATGTGCCACAACAAGGCTTAGAGCCAATTACTCCAGCATCATTCTTTGTAAACAGTGCAGGCCGTAATGGTAGCAAGCCCGGTGTTCGTGTTCAATTGTTGGATGCAGGCACGTTATTTATCCAGCGTCAAGGCAAATCATTAAGCGAAGTGTCGTTTAGCGATACGCAACTTACCTACATTACTAGCAAGATTTCATTGTTATCAGGTCATTTGCTTAAAGGCCCTAAACGCATGGCATTGCGTAAGGCTGTAGATACTGACGAGAATGATTTACTATTAATTGTTAATGCTACAGACGGCACCATTGCTGCTTACTCATTATTGCGCGTAGAGAATGTAATTGCTCCGTCAGAGTTTATAACTGCAGGTGGCGAGTTCCAAGAGATTGGTGTAGACATTACTACTATCTATGCCGTAGTTAAGCGTACAATTAATGGCGTGGTTCAATACTATGTAGAACGCTTTGATAATACGTTGCTAACAGACTGCGCT